CATTGCGGTATGATGGCTGGTCTTGGAGCCGACGTTGGTGTTACAGTTCCATTGTCTTCTGAAGGTACTTATTACTGGAAGAACATGACTAAGTCTGCAGGAGATCAGTTTGAATGGAAGATACAGAACACTCCTTTATTCGTTGGTATGGCAGGTGAGGCACAAGGTGACACAATTAAGTTCAATGTAGTTCAACTCTAATTATTGATTAAGAGGTTCAAATGGATCCAATAATTGAACAATGTAATTCGTTTCTAAGAAAGTCAGATATCAGATTCAATGCAACAATTAGTCGTGCAGTTAGAGATTTGAATCTGTATTCTGGCGATTTCTGGACAGACGATTTCAGAAAGAAATATCGTAGAAATAAGAACAGAGTAAATCTGTCTATGAATAACTGGAATGTAATGTGCAATGCCATTGCATCTCCTATTTCAAATTCTCCTTGGCATACTGAATTAGTTAATAAGCAAGGAGCATTTGGCGAAATACAAGAAGTTATCGATGCTGTTGAAAGTGATAATGATAGTAAATCAGCTATTGTCGATGCATTCCGTAAATCTGTTCTAACAGGTTATGGATTCTTGATTGTAACAACTGTCGAAGATGAACTAACTGGTATGCCAAAGATCATACTCGAAAGTGCATCTCATATTGATGCTGTTGCATTCGATCCATCATGTGCTACTGTTGAAGGTTCTGATGCTGAAGAAGGTGCTATCATTAACTTCATTCCATTGAAGAAAGCTCGTAGATTGTATGGTGATGATGTTGCTCCTGCTACATATCCTCGTACACAATGCTACATCAATTTCGCACTATTACAGCAATGGGATGTACCAGAAGATAACATCGCACAAATTTCGTACTATACAAAGAATGATGCTGGCACTGTTAACTACTACCAGATCGTAGGCGATAAAGTAGTAAGACAAGAAACATTGCCAGTTCATATCATTCCAATCATTCGTGTTGCTGGTAATGAAATCTATGAACGTAATCAGATCAACTACAATGGCATTATTCAGCAGACACTATCGTTGGAATTAGGTGCTAACATTGCTTATTCTACAATGATTGAACGTTGTGGTAGAAGTCCTAAAGCATCTTATATGTGTCATGTTGATTCTATTGATGGTCTTGAACAGACATTAGCAATGTCTAACCAAGATGATTCAGTAGCTATCCTTTGGAGAGGCGAACATCAACCTGTACCTCTTACTGAATCATTCCAGACAGGTGATTTGCAGAATACTATCTCTACTTGTCGAATGCTCATGGAAGATACTATGGGTATTCCTCTAACAGGTATCACATCAACACAACCAGAGAAGACTGCTACTGAAATCTTAAGACAGCAAATTTCGAAAGAAAGTAATACAGCAAACTATTATAACAATGCTTATAAAGCTGTTCGTATGGTTGCAAAGATTATCATTCAATTAGTCAACAATGGTGAAGACTTGAAGTTCACATTAGAGAATGGTCCTAATGTCATTACTCGTGAAATGAAGATTCGTCAAGAATTGTCTGCATTAGCAACTATTATGCCTGACACAATGAAGCCATTGATTGCTAAATACTTTGCTGATAGCTTGAAGAATGATTTAGGTGATGAACTTTCTCGTAATATTATCGCTAACTTACCACCTGATGTTAACTTCGTTACTGAAGCACAAGATCCAACTGCAATTCATTTGATGAAACAGATGCAAGCTCAGACTGAAGCTACATTGGATGAAATGGAGAAGTTGAAAGCAGAGAACGAACAATTGAGACAACAGTTGAATACTACTCAGTTAGCTATGTTGGACAACAGAGAAGCTCGTATCTTAGACTTCAATAAGTTCCAGATTTCTGAAGCTAATAAGGTTGCAATCGAAGAAGCTAAGCTTGGTCTTGATTCTGTCAAAGCACAAGCTGATATCTCTCAACAGAATGATAAGCTTACTCTCGAAGCTGAGAAAGAAATGAACAAGACTAACCTTGAACATGACAAACTAATTGCTAACATTGTCAAAGGAGCATAAATGCACTTTCAAGTTTACAATGGCGATTCTTCATTAGCTGGCAATGCTTTAAAGATGGGTGAAAGAAAGGCTGTTGAAAGACAGACTCAGCAAGAACATGATGATTTGCTTGATATTACGAAATTGCCTGAATATCAAGCATTTCTTAATCTTCCACCTGCTGCTAAAGCTATTGCTATGCAGCAATTACAACAGTTAGCTGAAGATAATGAAAGACTTTATCCAAAGTATTGGTTAGATGCAGATCCTCGTAGAGCTGTATCTCAATCTTCGTCATGGATTGGTAATTTCGATTACGATCCTTCATCGAACTATTTAATTGTTAAGATGGGCGATAAAGACTATAATTTCGCTAATATGGACCCAAATACAGTAGCAGATTGGCTAAATTCACCATCTATGGGACAATATTTCAACAATTATATCAAAGGCAATTATAGCGCTTAACTAATTATTTACTATACGATGCATAACAGTGGTGCATCTCGACTTTAGTCGCTTTACACTGGTATAAGGAAAGTCACCGTAATGACTACAGAAGAAGCAAACGAATATCTTGCAAACCTCAAAGGTAAGCAATCTGAAGAAAGTAAAGAACCTGTCAATCCTGAAATCTCGGAAGAAGTTAAAGTAGCACCAGCTAATAACTCTGATAAAGAAATTGGTGAAGAGCCGAAGACAGAAACACCTGCTGAAACTAAAGGTGATGACAAACCTAAAGAAGAAGTAGTTGAAACAAAGTCTGAAGTGAAAGATAATCAACGTGATTACGCCTTCATTCGTGAGAAGAAGAAACGTAAAGAACAGAAAGAGAAATATGAAGCTCGTATCAAAGAGCTCGAAGATATTATCTCTAAACAATCTGGTTTAAAGCCTGAACATTTCAAAGATGATCAAGGCAACATCAAGACTGACGAATACGTCAATTGGAAGTTCAAAGAAAGAGATATGCAAGATGAAATCAAGCATATCAAACAGATGGACAAAGAAGAACAATTGAAGTATGACTTGGAAGAAGATGAGCGTAGAGTAGCAGCATGCTATCCTGACGAGAAAGAACGTAAAGAATACAACGATCTAATTGCAAAGAATGGTGCAGCTTTCTATGAAGCTGTGACAGAAGTTGACAAAGATCAAGTGGTCTTTAATTACTTGTCTACTATGCCCGAATATCCAATCGTCATGAAAGAATTGATGACCAACAATGCAGTTCTCTCAAAGTTATTCAGATCAACTGATAAAGATTCATTGAAGAAGAATATTGAGAAGATTGCAGATGACATCATTGAGAAGCATCATGCAAAGCCAGACAAGCCTGTTGAACAGAAACCATCTATTCCTGTCATCGGCAAACAAATTTCAAACAACACTTCCTCTACGCCTGCTGTTAAAGACGCAACATATTGGAACAATTATTTAAGACAGCATCCTAGAGGCTAATTTATAGGAGTTATATCATGGCTAATACATTTGTTACTAACAAGAAGACTGACCTCGTTGCACTTCGTGCAGCTGAATCTGCTGCATATTTGACTGTTGGTTCTAAAGCATACTTTAAGGATCAGCTTGAAGGCAAGAGAAATGGAACTGCATACGAATTCGTAATTCGTGATGCTGGTGAATATGCTGAAGGTATGGACATGTCCGATCATGTCAGCAATCTTACTGAACGTAAGGTTACCAAGGACATTAAGCTTGGCAACATCGTTATCGACACTAACCTCTTGGAGAAGGTTACTGATGTTGAATGGGATAAGGAAATCGCATATCCTAACGGTAAGAAATTGATCAATGGTGTCGTTAAGGCAACAGTTGATAGTGATATTGGTTTGCAGAATACTGCATTCGTTGGAACTGGTTGGATGCCTCTTTCTAAGGCTTCACGTTTCCTTGGCTCTATCTCGTCTGATAAGCGCTATGCATTCGTTGATCCAATGATCGACTCTGTCATGGCTGCTGGTGGAAAGAGCTTTACTCCAGTTGAAGCAGAACCTCTCTACAAGACTGGAATGCTTGGTGACTTTAGCGGTACTGAATTCCGTGAATCTCAGTTCATGCCAAATATCGACGTTAGTGCTGAACTTGCTGGACAGCTTGCTTCTGCAACTGTTAGCTCGATCGTAGCTAGTGGTGATAAGTTGGTCATTACACTTTCTCAGGAATCTGCAGCAATTAAGAAAGGTATGCCAATCTTCATCGAAGGATTCTATGCATGCGATACTGTTGGTGATAAGACATCCAGCTTGGCTGCATTCATCGCAACTGAAGATGCAACTGGTAAGGTTGTAACTTACAAGAAAGACTTTACAGGTGTTGGTACTCGTGAAGTTTGCGATGCTGATGGAAAGAACATCGACATTAGCAACATCTCTAATCCTAAGCTCGTTAATACTCTAACTGAAGGTAATTACTTCGTTGGTATCTTCCGTATTGATGGTGCAATGGAATTCGATACATTGAACAAACTTGATTGGTCGAATGCTGACGAAAGCTCTGACTCGGTTGAAGGTATCAGAGTTCTTGAAGGACGTGCAGTTGATGTTGTTAAGGGCTCTAACAAGACACGTTGGGCCGTAGCTTCTCTTGCAGGCATTGTGGAACCGCGCGCAGCATCGTTAGTTCTTGTTAAAGACAACACTGCTAACTTGGTTGCAATGTAATCTCAAACTAAACTAAATTAAATAAGCCGCTCATTTGAGCGGCTTTCTTTATTTCATCTTCTTGCCTTTATTCCACGGTGTACAGCCGATAGGCCATCTATACCTGGTGGCATCTGCTCGTGCTTTAACATCTGGTCTTTGCATAGCAACTTTCGTTTGTTTAGCTATGTTTGCTCTTCGTTCTTTAGTATATGTACCTTTAGCATGATTGTGTAACGCAATGTGGTCACTTCTTCTCATAAAGATTAGTTCGAAATGTGGTCTATGATAATACATGTTAAGACGTTGCAAGCTTTCAGGAGTATGTGCTTCTTTACCATCGAGTGTTGTCTCTAGTCTATGATGACATACCCAACCTTTGAAGTTGTCTGCTAATGCTTTATCGTAGTTCTCAATCTTAGTATAATCTTTGCAATATTTGTTTAGTACTGATGTGTATTTCATATCATTTAAGAAAGCTTGCATATTTCTATGCAAGCTTATTTCTATAAGGAGGAATTATGTTAATTGGATGTTAATATTATAATAAAGAATTTCGACAATGGAAACTTAAATTTCTACTCTATCTTTGAATAATGCATGATACATTCCAATGTTATTATCAAGCCATCTATTGTTCAAATATTCGTACTGATAATTCAATATTTCTGTATAATTCTCTTTAGCTCTTTCGATACAATATTCAATCTGTTTCTTTGTAGCATGAGAAGGAATCAATTGATAAGGATGTGCGCCATTGTATGGGCCATCTTCGAATTCACTCATCAAGCATACTCTACCGACTGCACATGCTTCAAGATATTTCAAATCAGACTTACATCTGTTGAAGATATTGTTAGCTAATGGTGCAATAATGAACTGACATTGTCTTGTACCAACATAGAAATCATGTGCATAACTATTCAAAGGAGACCATCCTTGAGTTGCAATTGGCTTAATGAAGTATGGTACAACACCTTGAATAATAGTTGGCTTATCTTGCAAATAATCTACCCATGCATTACTGAAGTCGCCAGATAGATGCTTAGCATTGTTATAGTGAGTTGGTGAACCAGCATAATAGAATATGCTATCACCTCTATAGCTTGTCACTCTATCGAAATGCCATTCTTTACGTGTCAACATATTAGGAATAACAACGATCTTATTGACGTCAACTAATCCTTCTAAAGCATTCTTCAAATATTCTGTACTAACTATTACTTTATCAGCAAAGTCATTCAAATATTTCTTCATAGCTTCAGTATTACCTTTCATGTCAATCATTGTTCTAGTTGCATTGTATTCAGGTATGCTTTCACCTTTGTATTCCCACAATAAATCATCATAGTCGACAATAAATTTAGTATTAGTACGTTCTTTAAATGTCATCAATTGTTTAAAGATTGACTCAGATACAATACGTTGTGTTACATTATATTGCTGTCCATAGAATCTATACTTACCCATTGGTGATAATGTTACATCCATCGTCTTATCTAACGATAGAATATTTGCTACTTGAATTAAACGATAATAGCCACATGCTGATACATCGGCTGGTATGATATTAACTATGCTCATTTGTATTTACCTTGTGAGTGCTAAACTCATCTCTATATAGTTGAAGTTCTTCATTGCAATGATCTTCGATTGCTGCATCTCTTGTACGCTTAGTATTTATGTCTTTGTAGTAATGTACACATGCTACATAAGCTATTCGATATGCGTAAGAATAAATGCTACCTTTATCAGGATTGAAATGAGGAAGACCCATTAGCATTTCATAGTACATTTGATCTCTCAATTCATATTTCTCATCATGTGATTTATTTCGCCATTTAGGACCTTCTAATACACATTCGATGATTGATAGAATGTAAATGCCGATATCGATCATTCTCAGCTTCATTTAGTCTTTCTTCATTTGTCAACTTTAGAACTAATTTAGTGAAATCATTCAAATCAATATCATAACCTTGAACATAATCTTGACTATTATATGATGCATGAATATTTCTCTTTCGATGTGGATTTGACCACTTTATTGCTTCCATATTTAACCTCTATAATGTTTATTTATGTTCGACATTCTACTAATTATAGTCTAAATTATAGAGTGATCGTTCGAAGAACGATCGAACGAACGTAGTTCGTTCTTATTATTGATTAAGCTAATTTAAATGTGATGACATATTAAATATAAATAAATTATTGAACACGAGAAAGTTGCAGTTTCTCAATGTAAATTTGAGTTAACAGATGACTATATCTAATTATTAACTATAACGAACATATCGACATGAGATAAGCATGTCAGCTATAATTTGGAGTAAATTGATATGTCATCTACAACAGATAACGAACAAAGATTCGCATATCTTCTATCGCCTGAATTTCAGATTGTTAATACTGCAGGTAAGCCACTAACTGGTGGTTGGATAGAAGTTTATATTCATGGTACTCGTGTCAAATACTACTGCTTTAGTGACTTTGACGGTACACTACATCCTTTCCAAATCCCTCTAGATTCTCTTGGTAGCAATATCGTTCTAGCATCTCCAACACATGCTTACGATATCTACATCTATAACAAGTTTGGTGCACTTGTTATGTCTCGCTATAATGTCGTACCAGCTTGTAATGCTGCTGATATTGTCGAAGATGTTGTAGTAATTGACTCTCCTGATGAAACTATCAATGTTACATGTGATGGTGGATCTAATTGGCATTTAGAAGTTAACACCGATTTAATTGCTACTACTGAACAACTTGCTTCAGTTAGTGGTGATTTGCAAGATCAAATCGACAATAAGAAAGACTTACAACTACCTTATGTGGCATCTGGTAGTGTAACTAAGACTATTACAAAGATTGAACAGAATGAGAATGGTGAAATTGAAGTAACCTATTCTGATATTGATTTGCCACCTCAAGTACCTAACATTGACATTATTTCTCCATCTGGTACTATTGACGTAAGTTCTACTGTAAATCCTTCTACTAACACAAAGACATTCAAGATTGACATCCATAAGACTAAGATGGATTTCTTCGATGGTTATTGTGGTCGTAGTAGATATGAATACAGATCTGGTACTGGAACAGACTATTTCGGCTTGTATGTAGACCAATGGAGTGAATACAAGTATCAAGGTGACTTCATTGCAAATAGCTGGCAAGATGAGAATAACATCAACTTCGTATTGAATTCCGGTCTTTACTTGATTACAGCAACTATTCGTTATCAAATGAATAACGATTACAATCAAGAAGAATACATCAGAATTGCAACTGGAGCATACAATGGATTAGAAGCTGGTACTCGCTACAAAGATTGGTCTTACGAGAAAGAATTAGGCGAAGGCTTTGATGAAAGTTCTATTCAAGTTTCTTTCATTAGAAATGTTGAAGATGACGATGATTACACTTACATGAATGGTAATCACTACTTGTACTTCATGCCTGAATTGCCAATTGGTGTAAGTAATGCTTTCATTGACCATTTGCAGATTGTCAAATTGGATAGCATTGCTGCAGCAGGTGGTGGATCTGGTCCACGTTATGCTGCTGGCTATGGTATTGAAATTCTCGATGATGTTATTCAAGTAGCAACTGGTACTGTTGTAACTAACAACTATTTCAATACAGTTGTTTCTTCTATCAATAACGAAATCAATGAAATCAGCACTACTATTCAGAATGTAACAGGTGATATTACTGAATTAAATGAAGCTGTAACTAACATTGTTGGAGCAACAGGAGATTTCGTAAATAGAGATGAATTCAATGCTGTAACAGGTGATATTACTAATATTAATGAAGCTATCACTAATATTATTGGTGCAACTGGCGACTTTGCTACAACTGAATATGTTGACAATAGAATTGCTTCTGCAGCAGGTGATGTTTATGAAGCTGGTCAGTATGTATCTATTGAGAATAACGTAATTAATGTAACTGGCTTGCAGCCAGAAGGTGATTATGCAACTAATGAAGATTTGCAGATCGTTTCTGGTGCTATTCCAGAATCTGAAGATGTTGAATTTGAAGAATTAGATTTAGCACAATTTGCACAAGCATCTGCTGTTACTGTCATTCAGAATCAGATCAATAATGTAACTGGCGATATTAACAACATCAATGAAGCTGTTACAAATATCATTGGTGCTACTGGCGATTACGCAACAGAAGAATATGTTGACGAAGCAATCGCAGCAGTAACAGGTCAGCCATTCGAACAAGTTAACTCAGACTGGTTAGCAACATCCGGTGTAGCAGAGATCTTAAATAAACCTGATGTGTTCCAATTGATTGCGGGCGATAATATCGATATTACAGCTTCAGGTAATGATCTTGTTATTAGTTCGACTGGAGGTGGTTCATTATCTCAAGTTAACAGTGACTGGTTAGCTACATCAGGTGTAGCTGAAATCTTGAACAAACCTCTTGAAGCTAACATTGTTGCTGGTCAGAATATTTCTATTGTACAAGAATATGACAATGTTATTATTAGTGCAACTGGTATTCCTTCATTAGATGGTTATGCTACAGAAGAATATGTTAACGAAGCTATTGTTACAGCAACTGGCATGATTCCAGAAGATACTGTAAATCACACAGAATTAAATGATGCAATCGATGCTGTTACAGGAATGATTCCAGAAGATACAGTAACTCATACTGAATTGAATAATGCAATCGATGCTGTTACTGGTATGATTCCAGAAGATACAGT